GTAGAACCTGTTAAAGAATCCGCTCTTGATGGTAATGTACCTGTAGCTGCGTGTGTTGAATATGATTTTTCGTACGGTAAAAGGTTATATCTATACCCGTCCTCATTCTTATCTGTTGGCGATTTGTATGGGTAAATTGATGAAATAACTGGATTAGATTCATCAACACTTTCAATTGGGATGAACACAGAAACTCTAGCATTTGGAATACCAAAACCATTGTTTGCAGTTACTCTTCCAACCAAAACTCCGTAGTTTGCACAATTTCTTGTATAGATGTCAGCCTGTTGAATTTTTAAAGATAAAATCTCCAAGAATTCAAAGTCTTGTTCTAAATCTACGTTAATTGCTTTATTAACACCAAGTTCAGTTCTTATTCTGTAAGATTGACCCATCAATACCTTTTCTTATAAATAGTTTATGTGTTATTTTTAAAGGTGCACACATACACAATTAAAGTATAAGTCAAATGAATAATAAATAAATGTGTTAAGAGAATGTTACTGATTGGAAATTCTTAACCGAAACTTTAATATCTTTATTTGGATATCTGATTTGATACACCTGAGATGGTTGTGCAAAAATTGTGTCATCAACAGGTGCGATTTGTTTTGTTTCAGCGTCAGAATATTCCATAGAAGTTTCTGCAGATGAATATTGTCCTCCAACTAAATTATAAATAGTTACTCCTGCAACGGTTAATACACCATTTTGATTTTGAATAATACTACTTAATTCTGATAGATATACGTTTTGACCAAGTTGTCTTATTTGTGGGTCAAAGTAAGTTGATACTTTATCAATCACATTTGTAATAATTTGTCCTGAGTTTTGAGCCGAATCTAAAACAATAGAAACTTCAACACTTAGGTCAATAACTTCAGCCGTTAATATTGAAATGTAATCATTCATCATTCTATAGTTAGACAAATAGTTAGCTACGTTTTGTCTTAAAGTATTTGAAACAATACTTGTAAGTTTACCTGAAGTATCATAAGATAATAATTGAATTAATATCTTATTATCGTTTTCTGTTACAGATACTTTTGCGGGTGCTCCAAACTCGGATGGCATATTTCTTATGATTGACTCATAGTCTTGAACCGTTACCGCTCTTTTTTGTGCTGCAAAGTTAAATGATACGTAGTTTCTAATTTCTTCTAATGAAGGAACCCCTGCTCCACCAACCGCTGCGGTTACGTTATTAGCTCTTAGTGAATTAACTACTGATGAGTTTGTTAATTCTGAAGGACCATTAACATATAATGAAACGGTACCAATTTGATTAATAACGTTTGTCCCCAAGTTTGTTGCTAAACCACCACCAACTCTATATTGAATAAACAATGTTGAGTTAGGTATTAAGGTTGAACCTAATGAGAAATTATTTGAATATCTTTGTAAATCTAATGTTGTTCCTAAAGTTGTGAATTGGTCAAGAGCGTCTTGGGCTGTATTTGTTCCACCACCAAAAGTCATTTTTTTAAATCCTTCTGATGTATATTCACTCATAAATCTGTTTGAGGTTTGAATATATTTTCCAACTTTAATACCTGGTTGGTCAGATACTTTGGTTGGGTCTTCAACAAATATTCTGTCTTCGGCCAAAGCATCTACTTCGTACCATCTATTAGAAAGACCTAAAAATTCTGCGGCTGTTGGTATGTTTGTATACTCTGTTCCACTTTTAAGTAGAACACTTGTAATTCCAAGAACATTTTTTTCAGGTAAAAATAATTCAAAGAATGGTACCACATCATTTGGTGTAATAACTTTTTTGAAAACCTTTGTTATACCATTAACAACTAATTCTCTCTTAGTTATTGTATAGTTTACCAATACGTTATTGGCATTGAAATTAGGTATTTTTAATCTATTTGGAAATCCTTGAGCGTTATATGGTGATGAGAAATCAACATCATAAATGTTTTCAAATACAATTCCCGCACCTGTAACTTGAGAACCTCTTGTTAAAATTCCAAGATATCTTTCATCTTCCTTGTCACCATAAGCTGGAACTGTTATTGAAAAATCAACAAGAGCAACTGAAGGTCTTTGTCCTGGAAGTTTTAATCCATAAGTTCTGGCGATGTTATAAATTGATGACTTTTGTTGTGCATATTGAAGAACTGTTTCCTGAACACTTCTATCAATATGATAATTCAAGTTATCTGCCACCGCAGCATTCAAATCAATAAAAACTGAGAATACAGAAGCGTCATTAAAATCTTGAATTAATTCAGGATAATAAGTTCTTACATAATTGAGAAGTTCGGTTCTTATACCTTCAAAATCTCTGGTTGTATATGATATTTTACGATTTGCCATTACTATTAAATATTGATAATAACAAAATCACTTTGTGCAAATGTATTTTTGTTATTTGAATAATCTATCTTGATTTTAGCGGTATATTCTGCTGTTCCTTTACCAGGGAATCTATATATTGGTGAGTCTGATGTTCCAATAACTGCTTGATTAGTATCTAAATCATATTCTTCTTGTGGGTCTAACGGAGTTATTGTTATATTATTTAAAAGTAAGTTTGGCATGTATTGTCCTACAGCGTCTCTAATGTCTGATTGTATTGCATCAAATGTTAATCCATCAAAAGGTTCAAAAATGAACTCATATAATCTTGTACCAAAATCAGGCAAGAAATATCTTGAACCTTTTCTTGTTAAAAGAAGATGAATTAAATCTGATTTAATTTCTTCAGATTCAAATTCTGTAAGTGCTAAATAATCCCCTTGAGTTGAATTTCTAAAGGGGAAATACAAACCATATGTTATCCCATCTGCCATATGAGATAAATATACTTAGATTATTTTTTTATTAAAGTGTTACCTTTTTGAGCCATTGGTTCATAAGGACAGTGCCTGCACCCATTCCCACAACAATACCCTCGTTGAATATGATATTCTTCAGTAAAAACGGTAGAGCCGTTTTCTTCATAAAAATGAGAAGGGAGAAGTTTTAGCTTCTCCCTCTTATTATTATCTATTTCCTTTAATTGAATAATAAATTCCATTAATAATATTTTGAACTAAATTATCTTTCATGATTTTAAACGAGTGTGACTTCACAAGCTCCACCCGCGCATGCTACCTCTCCACTTAAATCGGTATCATCATCCATTTCAACAATTTTTGATAAATCAACATCATGAAGAGCCTTCATTAATTCTTCGTATTTGTCTTTTGTACAATCTTCAAACGGTGCTTGAATATAACTTCCACCATCATAAGGTAATACTGAAAGACCATTGTAATATTCTTTATTTTCCCACATCCACTCTCCAACTGCTGGCCACTCATGCTCTCTAATTGAGATTGTTGCCGATACGTTATGTGCATTATTTCCATTTCTATGTCCAGGTTTAATCCATTCTTGTTGAACTTTTTTCACTCTTTCCAATAATTGGATTGGTGATTCGTTTCTTAAGATTGACCCTTCAGGTGCTTTTTGTGGTATTCCAATAACCGCAGTATCGTGTGGTCTAAAATATTCATCTTCAACTAATTCAGGATGATTATTTTTTAAATGTGAATAAATTGCTTCATTCTTACCAACTCTAACTCTTCTCACATAATATTCATTATGCCAAGCGTGAATACCTGATGATGTACCTAAAGTTAATGATGTAGTTCCCGCAGGTTTAACTGTTGTTGTTCTTGCCGATGCGTTAATATTCAATAATTCTGCAACTCTTTTGTTTTCTTCTTTAACTACTTTAGCAGCTGATTTCATGTTTAAACCTAAAACAGCTCCTGAACCGATACCTGTCATTGATATTCCAATCAACGCGTCTTTCTCGGTTGTTCTTTGCCATATTGGTCTCAAATAGTGAAAGTTAGTATATCCCGCTTGTAATGTTCCAATGAAGGATGCCGCTCTAACTCTATCTTCATAATCTTCTTGAGATACAACGTTAGATACGTTAACCTCTGTAAGATTACAGAATTGGAATGGTCTTAAAGCAATTTCACAACAAGGGTTAGTTCCCCAATCTTTATCATTACTTAAGTAGATACCAGGTTCTCCTGCTCCACTTGCTTCAATTCTCTTCCATAATTCCATGAAGTAGTCTTTGGTAATTTTGTGTCTCATCAAAACTGCAGAGTTATTTGCTCTACCTCTTTGTGGATTTGTTTCCCACCAAGCTCCACTCTTACATCCAATCATTTCTTCGTCAGTTGCTGAGAATAATGAAATAAGTGCCGCTCTTCTGATACCACCAGCTAATACTGCATCTGCAATATGACAAACGATATCATGTACTTCAATTGGTTTTAATCTTTCACCACCTTCTTTTGAATCTAAGATTCCTTCAACCTTAATTAAACATTCTTTCAATGGTTGAGGACCAGGAGCTTTACCACCTGATGTGATAAGTCTTGCACCTTTTGGTCTGATGTCACTGAAGTCAAATTCAATTTTTGAACCACCAAAGAAGTATGATTTAACTAACACTTTAACAGCGTCAGCCCATCCTTCAATTGAATCGGCTACTAACCATCTTCTTCCTCTTTCTTTATTTGGTTTTCTGATTTCAGGTAAAGTATCAACGTGATGTTTTTGTACTGAGTAACCAACACCTGTTCCACCCAAAAGTAAGAACATGATTTCAGAGAATACTCTCCAGTCATCAATCGGTGCGAAGGCACAGTTGTAAATTCTGTTAGGTGAGATTTCAATTGGTTTTCCTGCGAACTGCATTGACCTCATTGAGGGTAATACTTGTTTTCTGAAAACGTACATGTAATTCTCACGAATTTCTTTTTCTAATTTAGGATATTGCTTAATATGCATCTCCACGTTTCTTGAAACTAATTCTTGCCAAGTTTCTCTTCTTTTTAGTTCAGGGATATACTTTGCGTATTTCATATACACAGTTATATCCGATAAAATTCTGTTTGAAATGTCCATCTTTGTAAATTTTTAGGTGTGGTTATTTTATTAAAAAATCAACGATTTTTATGATAAATATGTGGTCGAACACCAATCGACCAACAATTTAGATTAAAAAAATAAGTTTTTTTTTAAAAAAGTAGATATTTAATTAAATGGTTTTTTGTTGAGATTCTCTCTCTTTTCTTTTTTCAAGAAGTTCCTTAACCCTATCTCTCTTTCTTTCCTCTTGTTGCTCCTCAAAGCCCAAGAATGTAACTGATGAGTCAGTATCTATTTCAAGAAGTTCGTTGTTGAACTTGCAGTTTTCAAAGACAACTCCGTCTTTACCAAGACGTGACTTTGTAATGGCAATCGTTGCTAAATTCATTTCCTTTTGTTGAAGACTCTTAGCCACAGTGATGATTACGTGTCCAACTTGAGCTTTCTTAATTGAACCACCCATTTGGTCTGTTGTTACAACTTCAGATGAAATTGAACTTCTATTACCTTGAGTTGCTGTCCAACCAACAAGATTAAGCTCGTGACACATTGCTTCAAAACCTCTCATTATTGAACCTTCAGCTTTCCACTCATCTTTAGAACTTGATTCAGGTAATACACAATCAATATAATCCAATAAGATTAAATCAATCTTGTTTCCATCGGCAATCATTTTTCTAACTTGATTTTTGATTTGACTCATGGTTGTTGTATCAGAAGCAAGTTTTTTAAGAATTAACTTGTTCTTCATTGTTTCTTGAATCTCAGTAATTTTTCCTATCACTTCTTCTTTGTGAAGAGCCAAATTATCTGGTTCAATACCTGTCCATATGGTAAAGTGCTTTCTTTGAACAATCTTTGGGTTATCCTCAAAAAATATTTGAAGAACATTGTATCCCAAGTTGAAAGCTGTGTTTGCAATTTTAGTAAGAATGGTAGTTTTACCAACTCCTGTTGGAGCCAATATAACACCAATCTCACCTTTGGCTAATCCGCCTTTAAGTAATCTATCAATACCTGCAATTCCCATAGGGATTGGATGTCTATAGTCCTCGTCCAACACTGTGTCAAGTCCCGTGAAGATATCAGTAACATTCTTTTCAACCTCACCTACCTGAAGGGCTTCTCTAACCAGTCCTTCAACTTTGTCATAAGATTCAAAATCACCCTCTGTGATAATTTTTTGAGCCCTATCCATCGCTTTTTGAAGCTCTTGTTGTTTACAGAACTTTAAGGCTTTTTCTTGTACAAAAACCGTCCCTTCAAATGGTGCGTCTTTGATTTGCTTTAGAGTATCCAAAACAATCTTCGCAACCAATTCCTGTGTGATTTCAGACTTAACAATCTGTTCCAAAGTATCAAAGTTAGGACAAGATTCATATTTTGAATGATACTCCTTAATCATCTGTAAAATGATTTTAAAGTACTTGTTGTCAAAATAAGAACTCTCAATCACATCAATAATTGATGATGCAAAATCTTTGTCCTCTATGATTTGGTTAATTAATTGTAGTTGGAATGTATTTCCTAAGTAATCAAAATTTTTATTCATATCTTCTTTTCTATCCCCCTTGTATTATTAAATAGTTACTTACTCAAATCAAATTCCAAATATTTGTAACTTAATTTGTTATTTGAAAAAATGTCAGTCAGTTCTCTTAAGACATCTTTCAAAAATGGTCTTACGTCAACCGTATAACGAACTTTTGGCGGATATCTTTTTCCGTCAAAAACTCTATGACAAATTGTCTGTTCCCCAACCTTAACAAAAAGGTTAAAAACTTCAGCTTCGTCAGTGAATGATGTGTTCATAATTGAAGCATCATGTTCAATAGAATCTCTGTTGTCCATCATATAAACAACTGTTTTCATTTTCAAATAATAATGTAATTCTTCACTCAAAGATTTCATGAATTCATACAAGTCTAAAGAGTTCTTTGCCTTAGGATTATAATTCCTAACATTAAAGAATCTTTGTACGACAATGTTGTCGTTAAGAGTTAAAAGGAATTCCATTTTGGTGCTGTCCATCTCTTTCATAATTTTAATTTTTGTTTCGTTTTTCTTTTCTAATAAGTTTCATAAATGGTTTTAGGAAGTTTACCCAAGCTTCATCATTCTTAGGTAGGTAATTAAAGAGACCGTCTTCCATCATCAGTCTCATTAAATTTTTATATCCTCTGTCGGTGGGGTCTATTGTATCGGTGTGAATTTGTTCTACAAGTTGTTTTCCTTCATTAGTTATCAGAGGGCTATGAAGGTCAACGATTTTAGAGTTTATTGTATAGAACTCTTCTCCAAGAATACCGCTTTTTGTCTTACCAGTCAAAATATTTGACAAACTTTTCATAGGTTTCTTTTGCGGGATATTTCGTGCAATATCCAATAATTCTTGGACAGTGCATGTTTTTTCCTGCATTTGTGGGAATAATTTAACGAGGGTTTTTTCACCTAATCCCTCAATACCTTGAATGTTATCTGATTTATCTCCCGTAAAGATTTTACACACGGTTACATTCTGATGAGGAATGTCCACCTTGTTAATAGAAATCTTGTCACCATTTTTGTAATACTGTTTGTGAACTGGGGAATAAATTGTAACCCATTCGGATATGAGTTGGGTGAGGTCTTTGTCACCTGAGAATATAATAATGTTTTCGTCTAGGGAAATTTTGCAATAATATGCAATTAAGTCATCGGCTTCGTTATTTGCCATTTCAACCTGTCGTACAAATATCTCCTCCAAATACGTCTTAACTCTTGCCTTTTGTTGCAAGTAAGATTCATATTTGTACTCGTTCATATCTTGTCTTCGGTTACCCTTATATTGTGGGTATATACTTTTTCTGATGGATGAATTTGAATCACCATCCCAAAATACTACCACCTTATCGTGGTTATGCTCTTCAAGAAAACGACGTAGTGTATTAATGAAGTGATACACTCCACCCACATGACTACCGTCTGTATAGAGTTCTTTTACTCCATGAAATCCAATTTTAAATAGGTTGTCTCCGTCAACCAATAGGGTCTTACTCACATCTCTTTTTTAGAGGGTTACTAATCTTCTTTCTCTTCTTTTAAATCAAAATCGCCATCCGTACCAATAATGTCTTTCCAATATTCGGCATATTCTTTCTTATACTTTTCAATTGAAGCTTTTTCTTCAGTTGTTTCTTTTCCTGCCAAGAACCCGTGTGGTGTAACGATAATTCTACCGTCATCAAATCCTAAACCATTGATGTGGTTCTTTAACACAGACACCTTACTTCTAACTGCGAACTTAATAGAACGCTTATCTTTAGTTGCAGTAATCTTAGTTGTACCAGCACCTTTTTGGTTACCAAATAAAAATACTAATGATGAGTTTAACCATACAGCGTTTCCACCTTTAGCCATAATCTTTGGTTGTCCAAATGGATTATCAGGTAATTCAACCCAAGGTTGATTGATGATAATTAAAGTATTCTCCCATTTAGAATCGGCCTTTCTTGAACCTGAAATTCTTTGGTTAATACCCATACCAATCTTGTCTGATAATACAGAGGCGTTATGTTGTTTACCACCCTTACCGTCAAAGGTCATCTTACATGGTACAGAACCCACTGAGTCCCATATAAAGCACAAGCTTGGTGATTGTACTCCATCCTCATCTTCGTAGTCTAATTCACCCTTTTCTTGAGCATCTAACAATGAGTTGATGTAGTCTGTAATTTGTTCAATATAACTGAAGTTATTGTTGAAGATGAAAAATCCGCCCCAATCCATTTCTCCTGTTTGTTCGTCAACAATCTCATCACATTCAAAACCCATAAGTTTTGCGTGGTCAAAAGACCATTTCTGTTCTGTAATAACAAAAACAGGTAATATCTTTTTCTTTTGACAATCAACTGCCGCCTTAATTGCTGCCGTTGTTTTACCTGTATCTGAGTGACCCAAGAACATATTCAAGTGTCCAATTGCTGGTCCTGGTAAACCTACCGCGTCTAAGAAATCTCCACCTAAGTCAAGAAATCTTTGAGGCTTATATTTTGCGGAAGTTGAAAACTTCTCCTTAACTTTATTAAAGTTGTTCTTCTTTATTGCCATTTTGTATCCTTTTTATGTTCGGTAATTTATTTATTTTGTTTTGGTTGTAAAATATGCTGTCTTCTTCGTAAAGTACCCCAACCTCATCTTCATGAAATGTAATTAACGAGATTGGTAACTCACCTTCTTTACTGTCTTCTCTCAACATACCAAACAAAACAGTATCACCGATTTGTTTACTTCTACCTGAGAAGTAATTCTTGTCTTTTAGTTGACTTAGGAATTCATAAGATAAAGTTTTGTTATCTCTTAATTGTAAGTCTATTTCTTCTTTGAACTTCATGTGAAAAAAAATAAGGGTGGCTTTCACCACCCTTGGTTATAAAATTAGAACGGTAAATCCGAATCTACGTCAGCGTCAGCTTGTGGGTCTTCAACTTTCTTAGAAGTTGATTTTGAACCTCCAATTGTTTCTTCAGATACAGTTGCGTCTCCGTAAACATATCCACCTTTTTCGCTATCCCATTTTGGAGTTTCTCCTCTTGCGATTGCCTCAAGATATTCTACAGGTTTTTTAGAGTAAACATCGTTCCATGTTAACTCGTCATTAATCCAAGCGTCTGATTGTTCTTTTTCTGCGTGAACAGGTCCTTGGTCTTCATACATAATTGCAGATACGGTTGTGTATTCTTTTCCTTTTGGAGTTTTTGACTTAGCCAATTCAATGATAAGGTCACGACCAACTGTTGGGTCAGTGATATCACCTTTGTTTCTCCAAATTGGAATGATTTTGTCCAAGATACCTTCGTTCTTGTAATTGTGTTTGAATCTCCAAAACTTTGGTCCGTCTTCTTCATGGTCTCTATCAATAACCTTCACGATGTAAAACTTACGTGATTTGTATTGTTTTGCCAATTCCTTGTCGGATTCTTTTCCTGTTGCCATTAACTCTTCGTAAACCTCATTTAAAGGTGAACGTTCGTTGTTATTCTTTGCTGGGTCGTAGAACTTTTGCCATTGACCACCAACTTGAATTTCATGATACCAAGCTTCTTTGAATGGTGAAGAACCATCTGGTGTAGGGAGAATTCTAATCTTCCTTTGACCTGATTTCTCTTTATCCCCAAGGATTAAAGCGAAATACTTTTTCATTCTTTCGTCTTGCGACATTTTTGATTGGGCCCCGCCCCCAAATTGATTTTTTTCATACTGTGCCAATACGGCGTCTAGTGCATTACTCATTTTTAAGTGTTTTATTGTTTATTAAATATAATTGGGAAATCCCGATATGTCAAATTAAAAAGGGACTTTTCAGTCCCCTTTTTTTATCTTTTAAATTCGTTGTCGTAACTATCGCCACCTCCTGGTTGGAATGACCCTTTGATATCACTTGTGTTAATATCTTCAACTTCATCTGAAGTTAATACATATTCATGTTTACCAGTCTTTTCCATATCTTCTTGTTTGTCATCAAAGAATTGGGAAAGTTTTTGGTTAAATGGATATGAATCCAAAGTTCTTAATTCCATTTTTTCTTGTGGAGTTTTTTCTCTGTATTTCTCTATTTTATTTTCAAGAGAATTCAACTTGTTCATAATAGAATCCATCTCACCTAATTTAGATTCTAAGTTTGAAAGTTGACTGAATAAATTTTGAAAATATTCTTCTTGTTTTGTTTCAATATTTTTTTGTGAATCTACTAAATCAGTGATATCTAATTCTTCAGTACCACTACCCTCATCTTTCTTTTTTTCAGAATTTCCTTCATCGTCAATCTTCTCAACGTCAGGGTCATTCTCAATATCAATTGGTTGAGGTGTTTCAGGTGCTGCAGGTGGTATTCCTTCAGCTGGCGCTGGTGGAGGTGGTGCTCCCGCTCCTACTTCACCAGGTGCTGGAGCTAATGCTCCTAAATCTGGTGGTGGAGGTGCTGCCGCTTGCTCCAAGATATAGTTATTAATATTCCTGTATCTTTCAATCTCGCTTATAATTTTTTTATCTAAACTCATTTTTTTATCCGTTTAATAATGTTTTAACTCCTCTTGAAGTTTCAACTCTAACTTTTCTGTTTATTGTTGTTTGGTATCCCGCTCTTTCAATAAGACCGTCTCTTTCTCTAACGGTGTAACAATCGCCTGTGTCTAAATCACAAACTTGTTTTGTTCCATCTCCGTTATCTTCCTCAGAATATCTTACTGATTTTCCAAGGTAATTGTCTAATGCTGATTTTAAATTCATAAAAATCTTTTTATATAAATATATTGTTATCCTATAAAGTGAAAGGCGGACTTGTTACAGTTCCTGTTACTAACTCAACCGAATTAGTATTTGGATTTGTCCATTTCAAATCACTTGAAGTATAGTCTATAGACATTTGGAATGTTCCTATATTTTTTACTTCAATAACATTCGTGTATTTTGTATCAGTACCATTGGTAATTACAATTGTCGTGTCATTTGAATTTGATATTGCAACCACATTAGGTGATTTAATTGTTAGTAAATTTGGACATACAAATCTTAATGTAATGTACCCACCCGCAGGTTTTTTAACATTATAATATGATGTTCCGTTATAGTCAGGTAAACCACCACTAAAAGTTTCTCCCACTCTAATCAAAGACCCTGGTTGAGCATTAAGTACTGATGCAAGTAAAGCTGCAGGAGACAAAGGTGAATCTGTTACAGGTTTATTATAAACAAAGTTAAAAGATTGTATTGTTGGTTGAGGATATTTAACCTTATCAACCGCATCCGCGGTAATCACAAATTGAATTGATACCACCTCATCAGGTTTTATTGGCGTTGTGTTAAATGGTACTATTGGGGTATCAAATAAAAGTGTTTTAATATTGTCATGTGTTATTGCGAAAATATTATTAACAACATAATTAGATAACGTAGTTTCAACCGTTGTTTTTAAAGTTTGAGTTGTGTTGTTGTTTACCACTGTTCTATTAAACACAGAAACGGTCATCTTAACAAACTTTTTAATATTCCAAACACCCGCATCTGTATTAACACTAACAGTTAATTTATCAGTTACATCAGGTGGAGATTTGGCTTCATATTTTGAAACCAATGTTACAGGTGCAGTATTTTGTGGATTAGTATTAGAGTTCATAGATGGTGAAACTGTTGAGGTTTGATTATTACCCGCATACCCACCTGGAGACGCCGCCTCAGCTGCGATAACTGATGGGTCGTATTTGAATAATGTTGTCGTAAGGTACTCACCATATTCACCACTAACAAGTTTAATTTTTCCTTCTGTGAGAATACCCGTCCCAATTTGTGGTAAAGTTACTCTTAAGGTTTCTTTATTAAGTATAGTAACATTGTTGTTATCTTTGACAACAATTTCAGTATTTGCTATAAAAATCTTAGTTACAACATCTAAGTTTGTTCCATTGATTTGTAAAATAGTTCCTTTATTTCCAACTAACGGTGAGAATGTTGTAATTGTGGCTGGTGGACAAACTTGTCCTGGCAATACAGGTACTGGTGTTGGAGTTGTTTTAACTCCTGTTTGTTTAAGTTTTTCCTCAACCTTTTTCAACTCAGCAATTAACTCTTTTCTTGTTACTTCTTTAATAATTCCGACCTTAACACATGATTGTAATGCTTCTTTAAATGTATTTCTAACTTCTGTATATAAAGATAAATTGGATTGATAATAACTAACACTAACATTTTCTTTTGGCCAGTTACAAACATAATATTGTGGTAAACCACCAGATGTTTGGGCTGGGTCTAAAATTCTTGGCACATTCTTTTCAAGTCTTGCCGCCATAAATTTAATATACGAATCTACATCAATAAACCCTACCAATGGTTCTGATGTTCCATTTGGTAACCCACTTCCTTTTACATTAATACAAGAATATTGTTTTACAAAATACTCTGTTGTTGGTGCCCAATTAATATATAATGAAATACCTCCAAAGTTATTGTTAAATCCATTAAATTGACTATTACCTTTTGTTCCACTATTTTTAACATAACTTCTAACATATGATATTGAATATATAACCGCTTGTAGTGCCTCTTTTCCTGGTAATAATGCAATTAATTTATTCGCAAACTCTTGTGGATTTATGTATGTTGGTTTTGGTGGGACATTTACATAATCAGGATAAGCATTAACATCAACATTACTTACACAACTATTTGAAGCATCTACCGTATTGTCCGCTTTTTGAACCACTTGAGCAGTTTTTTGATTATTAGTAATACCTTGAATAGTTGGAATATCTTTTTTGATTTTTAAAATTTCTGAAAGTTTGGTTAATAGATTTTGATTAATACTTTGTAAGAAATTATCTATCGCAGGTAAATCGTATATACCTTGTCTAACTCCTGTGAAACTAGTTTGGAAATTTCCTGGTTGAATTTGGTGTTGTACATCCAAAATCATATAAGGTCCATTAAACATGGGAACATGTCTAAGGTTAAAATACATTGATGGTTGTAACATTGCGTTACCCAAACAAGTTACCGTTGCCTTATAACTTCTTTGCTTATAGATGTTATACAAACTGGCATTTTGTGTTGCAACATTTTTACCTGTTGCATTGTTGGTCATGTTAATTAAAGTGTTAATTGCTTCAGAAGTCGCAAGCCCATTATCTTGTGAAACACTAAATGAATAAAATATATTTTGATTTCTTGTTCCAATATCAACATTAAATCCAACACATTTGTTTGATAATCCCCAATCTTTTTTACCTTGTTGATTTTCAATTAACGGATTTTCAGAAGCTCTTCTTAACTCAAATGAATCATCTCTGAATCTAAAATTACCTTTAGGTAGGGCCAAATAATTTGACGGTCTTGGAGAATAAAAACAAACCATCTTTGGGCTAGATTTTCTATAATCAACATCTAAAAACGTACCCCACATATTATTCGCAAACTCTAATGAACCTTCCGCTTGTGGTACGTCTGTACCGTCAACGTCTTGTACATTATAAAAATTAACATACGCAGGTAGATTCATAACCACGAAATTATTCTTAATTAAAATACTTGCAACAAGACTGTAAACACTCATCGCATTATTTAAAGAATCTTTATCAAGCATTCCTTGAATATCAAAAATATCTATTAGAATTGTATCCCCAATGTTTCTTGACGCTCTATCCAAAAATAACATATCCTCAAATAAAGTTTTTGTTCTAAAGTCATCACCAGCAATCCACTTGTCATTTATAGCTTTAAATGTTTCCCAAAGTTCTACTTTAGGTTGTTCTCCACTAACCGCACTCGGTATTGCCCTTTGCGGTAATTGTTGTTGTATTGGTAATTTATTTCTTACACCTGATAAAACTAAACCTAATAAGTTATTTTGAAAATTCTCTTCTCTTTGAAGATAAAGTGATAATTGATTTTTAAATTGAGCTTGTGTTAATTGAGGGCTTTCTA